GGGAAAGTCGAAGCTCAAGGCGCTCTGCGACCACGTTGGCGATCTGGAAGTCTTGCGACTTTTCCAGCTGCAACGTCTCGATGCGGTCCTTGTAGCCATGGATGAAATCGCCGGTCTCTGCTTCGGAGAGTTCCTGAATGTCGATCATGGAGTTGGGGTCGACAATGTGGACGATGCGTGAGGCGACGGCGGCGAACTGAATGATCGCCTTCGAGAGGTCCTCAAGGGACATCAGGTCACCAACATATTCCGAAACGTGGGCACGACCGTAGTCGCTTCCCGGCACCGCTTGCCAGCGCAGAGCCATCCATCCCGTCTTGTCGGCAGGTGCTTTACCTTCCGAGCCGGGGACGATGATGTCATTGATCTGCTGGTAATGGAGGACGTCTTCCCCCTCGCGGTAGATATGCGTGTACAGATCGACCTTCTTGCCGTCTGGCTTATTCGGGTCATAATCGACCTTGCAAGCCGCTCGCGTCTCTTCAGGGAGCGAGGCAGGGTAGACCTGTTCGTGGACTGCGGCCTCTAGCAGCTCGCCCTTCTCGTTGCGGACGACCACATACTGGTCGAGCCGGTACATCCGAGGGGCACCACCTTCGAGGGGCAGATACAGCAGCGCGTTGCCAGCGATCACAAGGTGGCGCAGGGCCTCCATGAAGATCGGGCGGGCAGCAATGGTCTCGACATAAAGCATCGCCTTGGCGGAAATCTTCGCAAGAGCATTGCGGACTTCCGATAGGCCAGCCCCCAGTTCCTCTGCGGTGTCCTCGTGGATGCTCATGCGAGCAAACGCTTGGTCAGGCGGGAACAGGGTGACGAGCAGCCAAGCTGCCAGATTGTTGACGCAACGAGCGCCGAGCGATTGATACGGCTGCGAGAATGCGGTGTTCGCATCCTGTCCGTCTTCTGGGACGAGACCGGGGATGGTCAGCGTCGAGTTCTTCCGAGCGCGTTCGAGCGGTGTGTTACGACCCTGTTGAAGGGCGGTGTACCGCTGTTTGGCTCGGGCAGTCAGCTTTGCTGTCTCTGCCAATGGTTTTTTCCTTGCTTATCGCGCCATGTTCCGGGCGATCATTCCCGGCATGAAGCCCCCGCCAAGAACAGGCAGTTGGGGCAGGCCGCTCATTACCGGCGCGGCGGCTCCCGTAGGGCTTCGAGGGGCGACTGCAGGGGAGGCTGGAGAACCCACCCCTGCGCGCTCAATCCGAAGGCCGGAGCGACCCTTGCGGAGAGCTTTTGTCGACGGGTCTGGGCCGTCGAGATATGGATTACGGATTACGGTCGGCTCAGGTGCCTTGTTGTTGGCTGGGTCGACCCGAGGGGTTTTAACGATACACAATGGCGGTTTCCTTTAGAACGAAGGCGAGAACAGCGGCCAGCTCTTCAGCGGTGGCGTCGTTCTTAATGCGGTTGGCTCTCATCGAAATTACCGCCACGTTTCCGGGCACGTATCCCAGCTCTGGGACAATTCGATCTAATGACGGGCTTGTGTCTATGTAGTTACCCGCACCTGCTCCTCTCTCGAGCTTGACCCCCAGTATCGGGCAAACCTCGGGGATAATGATGTCATCCTTGGTTATCTCGAACGGGACGCCCTTGAGCTTGGCTCTCTTCTTTGCGTTGTGGAACAGGTGGTGGAGCGGCGTGTGGTTGTTGTTGTAGTTGTGGAAGTTCATCCAACAGGACTTTTGACAGAACCGGGCGTTCTTACGCTTGGCTGTATATTCGGTCCCGCAGTGGTCGCACAGGCGCGACTCTGCCATCGCCACTCAGCGGATGCTCCTTTTGATTACCGCTGGACGACCTGCAGTGTCCCGCCAGTGCTTGAGGAACAGGACCACCTCACGCTTTCCAGCGTAACGGTGTATCTCCTCGGCTGCTGCTCCCACTTCAGGGAGGCGCTCAGGATACAGGCGGTCCAGCTCGTCGATGAGCGCGGTCGCGCTTTCGGGTAGCTGCATTGAAAATCTCGTGAAAAAATAGGGGACCGCCACACCGACCGGGAAAGCCCAATCCAGATATGTGACGGTCCCCTAAGAAGGACCTGAATGAAGATTTAACCCAAACCGGGGTTTCTCTCTTCTAGGGTGAGCACTAATTGACCATTTCTGGAACGTACGGCGGAACCCACGGAATTATGCGGTTTCCAGCCATGTCGCCATGCTTCAGGATGCGGGCCAGATTGCACTGGATTACGGCATCCTTCTCGGTCAGGCCTACGGAATTGTAAGCCATCAGTACTTCATCCCATGCGTCCTCTTCGCTCTCCGCCTCAAGGACGTCAGTCGCGAAGGGTGAAGCCTTCCCCACGCCCTTGGCTCCGGGGTACCCGTCGGTCGCATCGCCGACGATTGTCTGCCAAAAGAGGAACCGGACTGCGTCCAGTGGGGCCACTTCAATTACACCCAACTTCGAATGGTTGGGATTGAAGATCAGCGCGGGGACGGTCCTCATGTCCTTGTCTTCGGACACGATGATACGTTCCCCAGCATGAGGTTCGGTGGCGAGAATACCCATGACATCGTCAGCCTCTAGGTTGGGCCTGATCTGTGTCGGGTATTTCGCGCCAAGCCAGTCCTTGATGTCGTACAGATGGACTGGCCGTTCGTTCCCGCTGCGGTTTGTCTTATAGGCGGGGTAGATTTCCTTGCGGAAGTTGGAGAGTTCGTCGGAGAGGCAGATAACCAGCTCCGAGGCTTTGAGGGTGTCCATGAGATCGTCGATGATGTCCCGCGCCTGCCTCTTCGCTGCGGACAGGTCAGAGGAGGTGGAGACCATCCCGTCGCCCCAATCGTACTTCTTCTGGTTCACCGACGAGGCCTTGTAGGCAAGGATGTCGGCGTCAATCAGGAGGGTGCGGCTCAATCAGCTTCACCGCATGGTGCATCATTCGCTGCCCGCAGCTCCACATTCTCGCCCATGCGTACCTTGCGGTCGGCCAGAGCGATCTTGGCGAGCGTGTAGATGTCATCACCCTTGCGGGCCTGTGCTGCCGGATAAGCGGGCACAGCGACGTCAGCGATCTCGCAGGGCACCGGAACCGCAACAGCGACTTCGATCACCTCTGCAGGCGGCGGGGGGAGCTTTTCAGGTGCTTTCCCACACCCTGTCAGGGTGAAGAAGCTGACCAGCAACAGACAGATCAGAACAACCCCCCAAGGGAAGCGAGGGTCTTCGCAGGTATAGGCGATCATTTATCTTTCCCCCAATTCAACAAGCTCTCTTTCGAGTAGATCGCGGGCTGCGCGGCACTGCGTGATTTCGTCGGTGGTGCCGAGGTCGAGGCGGAGGAGTTCCCCTGCTTCTGCTTGGTACCCCGCTGCTTTTCTGCGACTGTCCGCAACAAGACGTCGATAAAGAGCTGTTTCGGCATCCGACTTCTCCTTCAGTGCCTTGATGGAGTCCGACTGTTTCTTCAGCAGACCATCCTTGGCTTGGTTCGATGCCCTGTAGTTATGGGCGGCGTCCTTCCACAGCGAGGCGATCTCGCGGGTGTCCATCAGTTGATTGGTGGTGGACTTCAGGCGATTGGTGGTGACTGATAGGGCGATGCCGAGAGCCACGATGGCCATCAGCATTACCCCGCCAATCGCCCCTGCCACTTTGGGCAGGAGCAATCGTTGGAGGAAAGTCATTCCGGGGTTTCCTTTGGTTTCACGCCGAGCATGGTCAGTTCAGCGGTGGTCCGCTCGATCAGCAGGCTGATGACTGCGGAGAAATCAGCCTTATCGAGGAAGGCTTTGCCGGGACCGATGGTCGTTATGTGGGCGACCTGATAGTTGTCCCGAAGGTTTCGGAGATCGTTGAGGCGGAGAACCAAAGAACCTGCACGGTACGCTTCTTCTTCCGTCATCATGTCCCGAGGGACAACACTGGTGATCTGGATGGTCATTGATTATTCCTCGGATGGTTGTTTCAGGCGAAGGGCCGCGCCAATGGCAGCCAGTAGAGCAGCCGCGCCGCCGCCGTACGCCATAGGGTCGAAAGCATTGCGGAGACCGAAGGCATCCCAACCCGCCAGCAGTAGGAACTGAAAGCCAAGTAGAATGCCACCGATACGGATAAGATCGGGTGTTTCATTGTCACGTCCTGTGGTGATCGATCGGATGAACTGAAGGATGGCGAGGATGATACGGAGGGGGAGACCCTTGAGCCGGATGGTCATACTTGCTTGACCGTCTCTTCAATGGTGGTGATCGTCTCTCGCTTGACCCTGAAAATCCTCGTCGATTTCATGCGGCAATACCAAGGCATCCCGTCCCACGAAGCTATGAACTTCTTTGTGGGTTGTGATGCGAAACGATGTGCGTCCTTTGCGTTCCTAGAGAATGAAGGGTACCCATCCGACATGGATAGCCACCTGACTTCATCCTCTCTTGTGAGTACGCTGCCGTCGTATGCCTTAACCTCTTTGAGGGTTGCTTCGACAATGAAGTAATCCTCTGATTTGACGTCAGTGGTCATCTTGCGTTGCTCCTGTAGAAATCCGCCAAGGCCACCAGCTCCTCTACGGTGAGGTCTGATTTGGCCCGGTTGGCGCGGTTGGATATGACCACGACATTCCCCGGCACGTAGCCATCCTCGGGAACTCGCCGGTCAAGCGAAGGGGAGTTCGGCCCCGGTCCTTTCGAACCAAGGGCCTGCTCCAGTTTCACCCCAAAGACGGGGCAGAAGCGGGGGATGATGATGTCAGCCTCGGTGAGGTTGAACGGTACTCCCGCTCTCTTAGCGCGTTGCTTCGCCGCCCCGATCATCATCTTACGGATGTCGAGAGGCTTGTAGACGCGCCGCCGTTTGACCGGCGACTTGGTGGTACGAGTGATGGTTACTCCTAGTGACTGTCGGCCCAGTTATCGCCGACTTGGTAGGCACCCGCGAGCGGGCACCGGAGGTTGAAGGCTTCACCTGCCATGCGGATTGCATCAGCGGCCTTCTTGCCGATCTCTTCGGCTAGGTGTTCGGGGACTTCCATTTGGAACTCGTCATGGATGTTGGCAACGAAGCCCATGGTCTCGCCATAGCGATGGAACACACCAGTCACCCAGTCGGGCTTCCAGCCATCTTCCAGCAGCATTTCCATGAGGATGACCGCAGCCTTCTTCATGACGACCGCACCGCCACCCTGAAGCAGGGTATTGAGTGCAGCGTGAGCCGAGCGGACACGTAAGCGTCCACCGTCCACCGTCTTGAGGTACTTGCGGGCAGCGAGAGCCTTGACCTTGGCTTGGAGCTTACCAAGCGCGGGCAGACCTTCCTCGACCGCACGGCGGGCTTTGGTGCCCAGACGGACCAACGCACGTTCACGCAGGTCACCCGGCGGATACTTGGCGTGGAACTTCTCGCGCTTCTCGTCGGTGAAATCATCATAGATGATCGAGCCGAGCTTGAGGTTACCGGCACCGTACAGGTAGGCGTATATCCATGTCTTCGCAGCGTCACGGCTGTTGAGGCCGATGAAGCGTTGGTTGACCGTGTGGACGTCCGTGCCGTCGTCTTTGGAACCCTCGACGACCGTCTTCACATAAGCACCGCCGTCGAAGCGGGCCATGTAGTGAGCCAGCATACGCAGCTCCAAGCCTTCAGCGTCACAGCCGACGAGCTTGTAGCCTTGCTCAACACAGAAGAGGGACCGGCATTCCTTGCCGTAGGGGGCGCGGACGGCGGGCACCTGTGCCATGTTGGGGTAGCTGTGGGTCATCCGGCGGGTCACCGCGCCAAGGGTGTTGACGCGCCCGTGTATGCGATCATCTGGACCGACACGCTTGAGCCATGCTTGGCTGCCTTCAGCCAGTTGGCCGAGGCGCTTGTCGACCGTCAGGTACTCCACCAGCATCTTGGCTTCTGGGAAGTCCAGACCGCCGAGCGTGGTTTCGTCGACCTTCGGCTTGCCGGTGTCGGTGAACTCGACAGGCTGCCAATCGTACAGGGCCTTCAGCCGGTTCGCGATGTGGTCACGGCTGCCGGGGTTGAACGATACCGTCCTGAACTTCGGTACACCCACGCCAGCCTTGTAGCCGAGCTTCGCGTTGTCCCGCTTGGGCACGAAGACGTAAGGCACACCGCCCTTGCGGACAGGCTCTTCCCATGGGGGAAAGATTTCACGGAGGTGATCTTCCAGTTCAGCCTTGCGGCCACGGAGGACACGTTCCAGATCGGCTGCGCGGTCGTGATCGAACTTGAACCCGAAGCGTTCCTGAAGGTGGATGAGGACAGCTGTATCGTGTTCGAGGCGGACTGCCTCTTCACTGAAGTCCTTGGCCGAGAGGAACTCCCAGAGCTTGCGGGTGACCACGATGTCCTGAAAGGCGTACTCTTCCATGTCTTGGGTGAAGTGTTCCCACCCGCCATTGTAGTCGCCCTTGTGTTCGCCGAGGCGGATGCCCCAACTCTTCAGGTTGTGTGAGCCGATCAGCTTACCGAAATCGCGAGGGCGTCGACCCTTACGCATTCCGTCCATGTCGACGTCCGTCATGTGCGGGTAGAGATACCGCGAGTAGATAAGAGTATCGTGGAGTACCCCCTTCGGTTCGAAGTCGGGGAACAGCTTCTTGATCGCGGGGACGTCGAAGTTGATGATGTTGTGGCCGCAGATCGCGTCAGCGCGTTCCAGCAGGCCGATGCCGTCACCGATGAAGCCGTCGGCAGGGGCTGGTGAGCCGTCTGCGAAGAAGCCTTCATTGAACCGCAGGTACTCCTGCGTCTCGGTGTCGAAGATGTGTATGGTGTGGATGCGCGTCAGCTCATCCAGAAGCCCATCGGACTCCAAGTCGAAGAGTAGCATTGAGGCTCCTTGGGATTTGGTATGGGCGGCGTTTTGTCGTTCTTGCTGTGGGTGGCCGCAGTCCACAGATCAGCCGGGAGCGACCCGGACTATCTTATGCGCCGATCAGCTTGCGGAGACGCTTGATGGTCTCTGCGTTCTTATCGATCAGCTCGTTGAAGGCAGCTGCGCGGGCTTCACTGCCCTTGCGAACCGTCTCTTCGCGCTTGACGACGTCATACTGACGGCTGAAGCTCTCGAAGCGGAGGTTGATCTCTGCATCGACAGCTGCTTCTGCGCGGCGGATTTGCGCTTCAAGACCGGCGAGGGCCTTGTTGAGCATCGAGAGGGGGTCGCGGAGCGTCAACAGTGCATTGAGCAGCGACACAATACGGAAGTAGATGGATTTCATGTCATTCTCCAGTTTGGGGTTTGGGCAACGGCAGGGTCTTGAGGAGGTCCTGCAGTTGATCGAGGTACTTGCGGACGACGCCGGTCTTCTGGCGGTCGTCGTGCAGCTTGCCGGTCAGTTGTGCGTCCATCAGGAGCGAACAGGATGCGATCACGCTGGCGAGGTGGGAGACGCCGGTCTCCGGGTCGTTGTCCTCACCGTCGAACCACAGCTGCAAGTGGCGCTCCATCGCGTCTTGATAGACCGATGCGGAGATGTTGCTTTCGCGGTAGTTGAACGCGCCGTACTTGGCGGCACCGACAGACATCACCCGGCCAACAGCCAGAGTGACCCACCGGGGCATTACGGACCACGTCGAGGGCTTCTTGGACCCGGCGATTTCCTTGGGGTTGATGCCGGTGTCCTTTGGTCGGCACAGGCTCGTCCATGGAGAACCCGGAAGCGTACAGTCATGTTTACACCGTCTCCCGGTTCCGGGGCAGGTGATCTCTTGTTCAGATTTCTTCGTCATCTACGGTTTCATCCTTGAAAGCCGAGCCGCCATCTTCGGGAGGAAGCGGAACCTCGAACATGAGGCCTGTGTCTCGGTCGTATTTGAGGGCTATGAAGCGCCCCACAGCATCACCTGTGAGACGATCTTTGAGACCACGGATGGTGGTCGGGCAGTCCTTGTCCTGCTTGTCGCGTTCGAGGCCGATCAGGTAGTGAGACCAGAAGGCCACGGCGCGTGAACCACGGAAGTGCTTCTCCTGAACCCGACCACCGTCCTCGTGGGATTTCCCATCAGGTGTGGCGAGGTGGAACACTAGGTGGATGGTGACATCCAGTTCTTCCGCCAGCTCCGCCAGCTCCGACATGATAAGGTCGAGTGACTGACGTTCGTTCTCGTCCCCGGCGGTGAGAGCCGTCATGGGGTCGATCACGTAATCCTCGACACCCTCGGAGGCGTGGAGGTAGCGGATGGTGCTTTTGACCGTTTCCCAGTTCCGGGCACCCTTGAGGGACACCGAGAACAGCTTCGGTCGGAACGACTGAATGGCAGCCCGCAGCTCGTCCTTGTCGTACACGGTGCCGGGAACGTGGACGCGCTTCCTGATGGCCATGCCACCGAGGGTCTTGAGCGTCATCTTCGCCGGTTCTTCGTACAGGATTGTAGCCACAGGCCGGGGCGCGGGCATCGGGAGGAAGTCACTGTGGTCCTCACCGAGATCAGGCCGCATGGCAGTGAGTGCCAGCTGCTTGACGAGGGTCGTCTTACCAGACCCTGTGCCCGCACCCCACGTATAGAGTGCAGAACGGCGGATGCCGTAGGTTGCTTTTGTCATGGTGCGCCAAGGCCACGGAAGGCCCCAAGGCA